ACAGCTGGTGCACCATCCCATTTGACTGTTACATTTAATTTCTTCTTTGAACTACCAGCAAACATATCTCTTAATGCCTGTAAAAATTGTATTGAACTACGACCACCAGCAATACCAAAGTTTAGAATTTCATCTTCAAGATGTTCTAAGTGTAAATTCTTACCGGCTGCTTCTGTTAAAAATTCCATTACTTCAATGATCCTTTCCAATTCTTTGTAGTTGTATTGATCTCAAACTTTGTGCTAAATCCTGAACCTGAATTTGTAGCTATTCCCACAACATTCCATTTTGGTTCTGGTGGCATACCTTCTAAACTTTCTACTAATAATATGTTGATACTATTATATTCTTTACCAGTCACTTTCATAACTTTGATTACTAATACAGGGAAATCATTGTATTCTTTTCCGAGCTTAGCTAAGTCTTCTACTTTTTTCTTTTCAAAATCATCTCTCGTGCCCATATGCTTTAATTGATTACCACCATACACAATTACTAAAGGTAAAGCTGTGTTTCCAAACCTAGCTTCTCCTTCAAATTCAGCAGCTAAAGCATATAATGATGTAGATAAGTTTTCATAACTACTCATTTTACTTTCAACATATTTTAATATACCTTTAATATAATTCATTCCAGCCCAATTAGAAGTCAATTTAAATACTGTATCAACAGGTGTGCCTAAACCTAATTGTATTGTATCACCTTCTTTCATTGAATCAAGTTGTTTTAGTTTCTTTAGATCAGTTGATGATATAGATGTATCACCACCTTCAAGTATTACTATTGGTTCTATTGGTCTATCTTTTACAGCAAATTGTGAATTTAATTTCTTGACTAGTTTTTTATTTTCTTGATATAATTTGTTAATCGGATCACCAGTCATAGCTTTATTGAATGTCTTTATCTCTCTTACTAATCCTTTCTTAGCTGAAACAGTTCTAGTGCTTTCTGATATCGTACCACCTTGTGATTCTAGTTCTTTAATAATCGAATTTGCTGATTTAGTTATCTTACTTGATTTAATTTGTTTATCAGCAAATGATTTAGCGAAGTCATTAGCTGACTTAGCTAATTTAGAAAATACACTTTTTATTTTACTGAATAAAAACTTAGTACCTTTAGAAACTGACGCTCCGAGTTTAGCTAAAACAGCCGAACCTTTATTAAATATATCACGAATACCTTCTGATATAAGTTCAGCTTCTGTATCCCATTCATTATGATTGATTTGTATTTCTTTATTTTTTGAAGGTAAGTTAGTAGCGATACCACCTGTGAACCTAGAACTAGCAAACTTACCAACTTTACCTATTCTAGCTGAACCTGCTTTGGCATCCTTCTTCAATGAAACTTGATAGAATACAACCATTTCTTTATCACTTGAATCTAACAAAGTAATCTGACTTTTATTTGTTTTAATTCTTCTATGTTGAGCAGCTTTATCTAATCCTTTCATTTCTTTCATGATTCTAAATAAATCTGATCTACTACCTTTAGAAATCATTACAGCATCAGCTGTATTAACTTTATCAGGGTTTGGTACTTCAAATATTTCAGGTGCTTGTTTATAATAATCATTTACATTAGCGTGAATAAAATCTTTAAAAGACCCTAATTGTTTCATTGAACCACCTAGTTCTTTACAGTAATCTAACATTACTTTTTCACCATTATCAACATTAGATATAAAATCTTCTATCCAAGATTTACAAATTGAAGAAAACTCTGGGTGTGATAAGATCGATAAACCTTTACCCATACCTTCAACAATAGCACACCCTTCATAAATTTCTGTTCTATCTGTAGCTGATTGTGGTAATGTATCATTGATTGATATGAATACATCTTCTTCTTTGAGTTCAAATGATTCTAATTTTAAATTCGGTTCCATACCGGATTGTGTATAATCATACAATGCTTTACCCAAACGAATACCAAAATCAGTATCACTTGAATAATGAGCTCCGGCCACTTGTCTACTATAGCCGATCCTTTTACCAATGTCAAGTATATTTTTTCTATGTTCTAATGGAACTTCATCTGCAACTAATAATGATACTAGTTTTCCTTGTGTTGCGTGTCCAGATGGATATGAAGGAGTCCCAGCTGTTTTTAGTGGAAAGTTATCTAATGGTAATCCCAATTCTTTTGCAAGTTCTTTTGGTCTAGGTCTATTGTAGTGTCTTTTAAGTGATAGAATTATAGGGACACTATGGTCTTTCTTTCTTTTTATTCTATCCCAATCAATATCTTCAATATTATGTTTTGATAGATAATCTTTAAATGGTTTAATAACTTTAATATCATACAACATCATTTCTTCTTCCCAAGTAGTTCTAAATTGACCTAAGGAAATCAAATGTTGTATTTCTTTTTTAGTTTTTTCAGAAGAATTTCTAGGGAAGGGAAATTGGAACCAATCTTCTAAATCAAAATATTCAAATTCGCTAGAATCTCCCTTGAGCATGGCCAATTTCTTAGAAGATAACTTAACACTATGGGTAAGTTTATCTAATTTATCATTTATGGATTCTTCTTGTATTGTCTGTAAGAATGATTTCATAAACAGTATTTATGTTAATACTATTTTTGAATTTTGTGCTTACTCAAAAATTCATCAATCATTGCGATTGATTCTGTCAATACTTCTTGTTTTTTTGGCTGTTTTTTCTCTTTCTTTAAGCGAATTAGTTCAGTCTTCAATTCAACTTTTTTATTGAGAAGATCAACTAGGGATTTACTCTTAATAACCCCTTTATCTTTATTCTGCGATAAGTTCATTCAACTGTTTAATTGTGTTTTCAGCTGTAGTATGTAGTATCCCAATACCACCGGCTTCTACCCAACACTCTATATTTTTATCTCTATCATCAATTAATACTGCCTTTTTATGTGCAAAGGCGGCTTTTTGACTACCTTTAAATGTAGGTATGATTGTCCAATATGGATTGATATGTTCTCTAATCCATTCAATTTTATCTCTAACAACAAGTTCTCTGTTAACAGTTCCCGCTGCAGTTAAAATTTCAGTATGAATACCAGAATTACAACACCAATCAACTAATTTCCATGCATCAGGTAGAGGGTCCATTTTTCTAAACATATGCTTAGCTGTCAACTCTCTTTTATGTGCATCATAAACTGCATGACCAGCATCAGTATTCCAAACTTTTTCACCTAACATTTCTGTTATTTTTGACTCAAAATCGGCCAAAACACCATCCATGTCTAAGAATATTTGTCTGATTTTTATATCTTTTTTCATACTACTATTATACATAAAAGGTACCTGTGCTTTCAAGTTTGGCATTTTTAAACTTCTAAATTCCCACATAATTTCTCCTAGTTAAAAAAACTATTTAAATTTGATTCACTTTTATAAGACTGAATATTCTTTTTGTTATATTCCATATCTTTTGTTAAATCAAATGGCATTTTTTTAGTTTGTGTATAATCTTTTTCACCTGGTGGTTTTATTTTCCACTCTAAATCAGAATGTTTAGGGTGATTCAAATCCCATTTAACTGTTGATTTTTTCAAATACTTTCTATCTTTTTTCGACATAGGATAAATGTATCTGAATTGTTTACCTTTAACTCTACTCAATTTAAGTTCTACTAATTGTTGAGGATTAGGTCTATGTCCATACTTTAAACCATCTTCATTTGGTAATATACCTTGTATAGTTCTTGGGTGTATTTTCTCTCCATTCTCTGATACATAAGTATCTGTCATAGAGAAGCCACCATAAAGAAAGTTAGCTGCTTGATAAACATAACCAGGTTTTCCTACTAACCCATCAGCCCATGTAAAAAGATATTTAATATCTGTATTTTTTCTTAACCATTTAATAGATAAAGACAGTAATTGTGATTCAGAATTTTTAGGCATTGAATCGTCCATACACATTTTTCCTATTTCAAAATAATCTTTAGTGTCTAGTTCAGGAAATAACTTTTGTATTGTATGTTTGGGTCTTGTTCCCCAACCAAAAGTAATAGCACCTACTAATTCATCATTTTGATAACAACCCATAAAATGTTTTGTTAATCTTGGCATCACAGCTGAATAATGTCTTTCACTTATAAATTCAGAACAAGTTATTTTATGAATAGGTTTAAGAGATAACATAATAAATGGAGCGGGTTGAGAGAATCGAACTCCCTTCAAAAGATTGGAAACCTTTTATAATACCATTATACCAAACCCGCTTAGTCATACTTCAAATTATCTGCCTTTTCACTACTGATTCTTCTACCTGTTTCTGTTTGATCCATTACAGGTCCAATATC